CCGACTGGACGGCAGGCGCCTTCCCCACGTTCGGCGTCCAGCACGGCGCCAGGGTGTTCGCCGGAGGCAATGCCAGCGATCCTCATCGCATCTACTACAGCACAATCACAGATCATGGAAACTTCACTGGCGGCGGCAGTGGAACTATAGCGATCTACCCCGGAGAGGGCGAGCGTCTGGTAGGCGGCCTGTCCTTCAGGGGCGCCTTGATTCTCTTCAAGTACCCCTTCGGTATCTACATAATCAATACCTCCGATCTAACCCCAGCCAACTGGATCGTGGCTAGGATGACTAGGGCAGTGGGCACCCTAAATCAGCATACCATCGTCCAGATTGAGCAAGATGTTCTCTATATGGACCACGTAGGGAACGTACACCTGCTAAGCGCTACCCAGGAATTCGGAGACGTCAATACCAGCGATCTGAGCAAGGTCGCCACCCTGGAACCGTTCGTAAGAACGGAAATCAACAGAACGGTTATGCGCCGAGTGGTAGGAGCCTGGTATGCGGCAAAGAAGCAAGCCTGGTTTACTCTTCCTAGGACTGGTGTTACTGATAATAATCTGCGCCTTATCATTGGGTTTGAGCAGCCTCCAACTCAACAAGGAGCAGCTGCCCCCCGCTTCTTTATGTCTCGAAGGGATGTTTGCGTCTCACTATGGATGAAGCCCGATGTTAACTTCATACCGAGGCCAACAGTGGGAGATGCCTCTGGCTTCGTATGGCGCCTAGACGATACCTCCCGCAACAAGGCAGGAGCTGCCTACCAAATCAACTTCGAGACGGCCAATACCGATCTTTCCTTCATAGACGAGGCCCTGGCAACGAGGATGAAGGCAGGCCAGTTTCTCGAGCTGGCATCTGAGCCTCGCGGGGACTGGGACTTGACAGTCAACGTCTTCTGGGATGACATCCTAACAGACACCTTGCAATTCAACATGGGTGGCGGAGGTGCAGTACTAGGAGCTTTCATTCTAGATACAGACACCCTGGGAAGCGACGTGGTCGCGTCTGACAGGAAGCGCCTAACAGGCAGTGGAAGACGCATCAAGTTGTCGGCCGTCAACGGCGGGTTGGATCAGGATGTAAGTATCGCGGAGTTCCATCTGAGCTTTTCGCCGATGGATGAGAGGATCAGAGAGTGACCAAGTATACCTTTGTAAAGAGGCCTAACTATGCACGCCTTGGTCCTCAAGGCGAGCTGGAGGAGCTGTTCTGCAAGGTATGCGGAACGGCCATAGGTGGCATGACTGAACAGATCAAAGGCAAGCGCTTCGAGCACGGTAACTGGATAGAGGAGCGCATCCTAAGGTTCAGGCGCTTTCACAACTATGCCGAACTGAAGCTGGAGTTTCAGGACGGCTCTGCCCACGTCACGAACGGCTGTAGGGACTGCCTTCATGAAGGTCTTACGTTCGATCAGATGTATGAACTTCATCTGGCTGACATGGAACTAGACGCTGGGCCTCATAGCAAGGTCTGCAAGACCCGCGTTCCAAAGGGGGTTGTAGCCATCAGGACCGATGGTGGAGGAATACCGTGAAGGGGACTCTCATGGCCACTCTGATCATACTTATCTTATGTGTTGTGATCGTGGCCCTAGTCGTCTTTGCCATAACAGACGGACCCTGAAAGATGTCAGTCGGCCTCTATAGTCACACCACACGCGGGATCGGCACAGTCCTAACTGCGTCGATCTACAACTCCGACCACATCAATCACATCACTAATCAGAACCCCGCTATGACGGGGGCTCTGTCAGATAGCGTCGGCCAGTATCAGACGAAGACCGATCCTGGCGGGGTTGGAACTGAGGTACTGGCTCCCAACCTGGCAGGTGAATTGGAGAGATTACGGTTCTGCATAGCCAGGATCACAGGCAAGACCCAGTGGTATGAAGCGCCCCAGAGCAGCCTTCAGCAGGCCCTTGGAGGAGCAGTTCCTGGGACTATTGCAGTGGCTGGGGCTACTCCCCTGACACTGCGTCGAACTGAGAACGACGCTGTCGACAGGACAGTCCTGTCCCTCGAGGAAGGATCAGGGGCAGGTGCAAAGGCTGAATGGAAGGTTAAAGGAGGAACGGCCAACGACGTTACTGAGGTATCTCTCTTCCTAAACAATATCGAGCGGGTTAGGTTTGCATCTAACATCGCAGACAGATATATGCCGCAGGGATACCTTACGCCAACTGCTAACTTTCCTATCATCCTTGCTGACGCCATAGCAGCTACTTCCGTCAGATATGAGACGTTTGTAGGCAATCTAATTCCCATTATACAGAATGGCGTCGTGACTATGAGGATCTTCTCTCCTTTCACCCTGACGCTAAACAATCCTAACCATGCAGCTAATACCCTCTATGATGTGTTCCTATGGGACATAGCAGGAGCAGTCAACATAGGAACAGGTCCGGCCTGGACTAACTCAGGGGCGGGGACCAGCACTCGCGGGGCTGGAGCAGGTACAACCGAGCTAGTTAATGTCGGTGGAATGCTACTTAACGCCGTCTCTATGACTACCAGGAATGGAGGCTCTACCTTCACCGTCGGAGCGCAGTTGGCCACCTACCTAGGCACAATCCGAATAGATGCAGTTGGCACAGTAACCTGCCACAGATCGTATGGCCAGACCCGTAGATGGGACGTCTACAATGCTTGGAATAGGCAGCTTATCTACCTGAAGGCGGGAGATCCTAATGGGACTTGGAACTATACAACCAATCTCTTTAGAGCCTCTCGCGGCGATGCTACAAATAAGCTAAGCATCCTTGACGGCCTAGCTCAGAGCCCCTGGGACGTAAAGTTCAACCAGAGGATCGACTTAGGTGTTGGTGGTGCTCCTGGAGCTGCCATAGCCCTCAATGGAATAGGTGTAAATTCAATCACTGTTGCGAGTGGAAAGCGGGGCACCTTTGGACTTACCAACGGCTCTGGAAGCGGCCTCACTCCTGTTGGCGACATGAAGGCAGAACTATTCCAGCCTCCTCTGATAGGACTTAACGACATACAGGCCCTAGAAACGGTCACTGCCATTGGAGGTGTTGCAACTGGCCAATGGATGGGTACTGAACCAGCAATGCTCCTCTCTGCGCAGTGGATGGGCTGACCTTTGGCAACCATAGTTCCACATACTACTAGAGCCGTCGGTACGGTTCTGACGGCATCCATCTATAATGCCGATCACGTTAATCATGTCACTAACGCCAATGCTCTAAACGCAGAGCTGCTAACGAACCCAGCGGGTAGTGGCTTTACCGAGGGATCGACCCCCGGCACCCCTCCGGCTGGCCATGTCCTTATCTATGCCAAGTCCGATAAACATCTGTATCAGCTAGACAGTACAGGGCTGGAGACCGACTTAGCGGCAGTTGGTGGAGTATCGAGTGGCAAGATCGTAGAGAGTCGTGCAGCAAATGCAGTTACATTTGCCCTAAAAACTCTTACTGGTGCAGACCCTTCTGTAGCCAGTCCAGTGACTATCGTGTTTCCTGATGCTTCCTCTATTGTAGTCACAGCAGCGCTGTCTGTTACGGTGCCGTCAGGTGCTACCCTTGGTGCAGTCGACGCTACAGCGTTCCGCATCTGGATTGCTATCGTCAACGATGCTGGAACAGCCCGCATAGCTGTTCGCAACTGTCTTGTAGGAACTAACATAACTGGCTTTCCTTCAACAGGCATTCTGTCGAGCGTTGCTCTTAGTGCTGGGTCTGACAGTGGCCAGGTCACTTATACAGGTACGGCCGTTACTGATAAGACATACGTCGTGTCAGCCTATGCCGATTATGAGAGTGGTCTTACAACAGCTGGAACGTGGAATGCAGCACCTACTCGCGTTAACCAGTGTATGAGGGGGTTCCCTCTTCCCAGCGATACGGTTCAGACTCAAGGCAACGGATTTGGAAGTGTCGCCAGTGGTACTACAAATATACCCACTGATGATACTATACCGCAGAATACCGAAGGAGATCAGTACCTCTCTCAAGACATCACTCCTATGTCTCCATGCAATATCTGCGAAGTCCGTGCCTTCATGAACGGCAACGTAAGTATTGCGTCTACTGTGACGGCAGCGATATTTAAGGATAGTGCCGCTAATGCTGTTGCAGCCAGCTGGGTGACCTGCGACGTTGCGGGCTCCTCCCTGGTCGTCATACTGGACTACAAATTCCTATACAACTCAGCAGCCCTGACAACACTAAAGGTACGTGCTGGAAAGAATAGCGGTGGCACTTTCACTGTCAACGGCGCGGCAGGTAATAGGTTCCTGGGAGGCGTTCTAAACACTAATATACAGCTTGTAGAGAGGATGGCCTAGTATGGCTGGGACGATCATTACAGTATATGGCAGTCTGCCAAACTTCCCTGCCTCGCAGAACAATCCCTCGGCAACTCGCTATGTTATCAGCGGCCTGTGGGTGGATGCAGTAGGAGGAGAGCCAACTGTAGGTGAGGTGGCAGCATACCTCTCTGCCTCGGTAAATAGGGCTCCGGCTATGAACTTCCAATGCTCCCTGGAGGCCCAAGGACCAACACTGCTTGTCCTAAAACCAAAGTTCGGGTCGCAGGTCTTTATCGACGGAGTGAACCGGCCAATCTTCGATACTGCTGGCGCGTACCCCTCTATTGCTAACACGGGACTAGCGGCAAACACTTTCCTCTATGTATATGCCAAGTGGGTTGAGCCTAGAATGATGCTGGAATTTAGCACCACAGGCTATACCGACTCTGCTCTGTATGGACACCCAGTATTGACCGGAGATGCAACTAAATCGCTGGTAGGAATAATCAGAACAGGGCCGGGAACTCCTGGAGAGTTCCTAGATAACGACGCCCAACGCTTTGTTGCTTCTTACTATAATCGCATAAACAAGCCTGCTCAGAGGACGGCCTTAACAGGAACTCCCTCTACAACATCTGCTACCTATGTAGAGCTGACGGCTGGCGATAAGGTAGAATTCATCGCCTGGGGAGAGGAGTGGAGCAACTGCTGGCATAATAGTGCAGCTATTAATGCGACAGTAGGGAATATCTGCGGCGGCGGGATTGGAGTTAATGGAGCTACTACCGTCATTGCACCAAACCTGTTTAACCAGCCTGCAGCTGGTGTAGGCATACCCGTATCAGGTAATACTGCCTATAAGTTCGCCCCTGGCTATAACTACATTAATTACGTAGGAAAATCATCTGGAGGCACGGTTGCGACCTTTGTAGGAGCCAACTCTGGCTACGGCGCCATGCTTCGGCAGTAGCCTTGTCCCCCCTCCCCGTCATGGTAATATCGCCTGGGGCTAAGAGGGTCGGAGGGGCTGGAATGGCTGCGCCTGTAGAGTCCACCAAGCAACGGGCGGATAGGGAAATCTTAGAACGCATCATCGAGGAACGCGATCGCCTCTATGATATGCGTTTTAGGGCTGGAGAGATTGCAGTCAATGCCGCTCTCGCGGCACAGGAGAAGGCAGTCAACGCGGCCTTTCTGGCCTCTGAGAAGGCTATTATCAAGGCGGAAGAGGCCCAGCGGGAATACAACGTCAGGTCCAATGAGTTCAGGGGCCAGCTGGACGATCAGGCTAAGCTGCTAATGCCTCGGTCGGAGGCTAATGCCGTGTTTGCAGCAACCAACGAGAAGATCGACGCCATTAGAAAAGAGGTGGCCAGCCTAAGAGAATATCGCAGCGGAATTGAGAGCAAAGGCATAAGCCAACGAGAGATGATGGGATACATCCTTGCGGCCATAAGCATCGGAGTGGCCATAGCAGCCATATGGTTTAAGGCGCACTGACGGCCTGGCCGGGAGCCTCCGGCCGTGGTAACGTGGCGACTACACAAGGAGAACCGCCATGTTTGGAGTCACCAAGGACCAAATCCTCGGCCTAGTTAGGCACATAATTACCTTCATTGGTGGAATACTGGTGGCCAGAGGCAAGATCGACCCCGGCCAGATCGAGACCATCGCAGGAATTGTAGCTACAGTAGCAGGCTTCCTCCTGTCCATGATGTCTCCGGAGAAGACCATAACACCGGAGAAGATCATCGCCACTATGGAGCCAGCCAAGGCAGCTGCTGTGGCCAACATCCTGGCTCAGCCAGAGCCGCCTAAGGCCCTACCCGAGATGGGCATGACTGCCACTCCTGGCGCCCCGCCTGAGGGCCAAGTCAGGGAGCAGGACCGGGTAGCCACTATGCCTATACCTAAGCCTCCGCTAAGATGAGCTGGATTTCTCTCATAGTCACCGGCCTTAAGCTGCTAACCTCTATCATGAACTACCTGAACGACAAGCGGCTGATACAGGCTGGAGAGGACCGGGCGGTGGCTAGGGCGGCGCTCGAGCTACTAGAAAAGACACAGCAAGGTAAGGAACTAAGAGAGCGGGTAAAGGGCCTTTCTGACCAGGAAGCGGCAGACCTTTGGGAGAGGATGTCTAAGGTATGAGCGGAGGAACTGGCATTGTCTGCTTTATCATCTGCTTCGGCGCAAGTGCGCCACCTCCGCCCTCTATTGTCGTCGATAGTTTCTGCCAGCGGTATGACAGACAGGTGCTAAGTGATGCAGATGTCAATGCGATCAGAGGGCTTCCCCCGGCACTGGCTCGCCGCATTCAGGGCAATGAAGTGGACTATATGTGTCAGTGCTTGGGTTGGCAGGATCCTATTTGCAAAGGTAGACCGAGGAAGAAATGAGCGTCGGGTTTAGGATCGCTAACAGCCCTACGGACTTCCACCGAGCCCACGATCTGATGAGAGCGGAGGGCGTGTCAGAGCAGTCGCTTGGCTTCCCTACCATGATGGCCTTCGATGATAAGGAGCCTGTAGGCCTCATCGGGACCAGTATACAGAAGGGCATGATTATAGCCGGGCCTCTGGTAGTGAAGTCCGACCGAAGGCGCATCCATATGGCTATCAAGATGGTCGAGATGTATGAGATGGCTCTCCGGGGAATGGGTATCTCGACCTTTATCTTCCACGTGGAGGAGGGGGGTTTTCTAGATAAGATGATCTCCCGCTATAGTGACTATCAGCCCTATGCCACCGAGGGAAAGAAGAAGTTCTTCATAAGGAGGCTCAGCTAATGGGCGGCAAGACCGAAGTCCCTCAGCCAAGTCCGTCTGAAGTAGCACTTCAGCAGGCCCAAGCCGACCTGTTGGGCCAACAGCGTCAGATCATCGAAGAACAGCGCCAGCAGCAGAAGATCCTCTTGCCCTTCTTGGCGGAGCAGGAGGGCTTCGACATTGAGATGGACGAGAGGGGCAATATTAAGAGCATCAAGAAGAAGGACGATCCAGAGGCAGCCAAGCGTAAAGAGCTTGAAGGCATGTATCTGGACCGCAGTCTCAAAGCTATGAAGGGCGAACTTCCTCTGGACCCGGCCCTCGAGGACAGCCTCAAGTCCAGTGAACAGCAGATGAGGGAGAAGCTTCAGAGCCAGTTCGGGCCTGGCTACGAGACCTCCTCCCCGGCCATTGAGACGCTAAGCCAGTTTATGAAGACGTCTGAGATACTGCGAGAGGGTGCCAGGACAGGGCAGCTGACCCTCTCCGAACAGCTGGGTCTTACCAGGGAGCAACAGGAGCAGTTCAGCCGAGGATCGGCGACGGATGCTCTTAGGAATACCGCCATCGGAGACCCAATGACCTTCGCAGGCGCCTTTGGGCAGACCGCCAGAGGCTACGGCCAGGCCCAAGTTCCGTTCCTCCAACAGAGGCAGATGCAAGCCCAGGCCTCTTCAGCTAACTCTGATCGCCTCTACAAGCTGTTGGGAGCAGGTATTGGGGCGGGAGGGCAGATCGGTGCTGCCTACTTCTCCGATCCCGAGTTGAAGAGCGACTTGGTGCATATCAGCGATACCTTAGATGGTATCCCCATCTACGAATACACTCGAAAGGACACTGGCGAGAGGATGCTAGGTGTCCTGTCAAGTGACGTTGAGGCCAAGATGCCGTGGGCGGTCCTGACTAAGGGCGGCTACGACGTTGTGGACTATGAGAGGGTCTAATGGGTGATCCCTTCCTTGAAGGCGGCAGCTTTGGGGGCTATCAGGAGCCACAGGCCCGCCTGCCGCAGCCTCCAGAGCAGGTGCCTCCGTCGCCTCAAGCGGCCGAGGTCGCTCAGGTATGGCAGCAGAACCAAGAGGAGCTGAAGAGGCAGCAGGCAGAGGCCGAAAGCAGAAAGCAGGACTT